AAGTATCTAAAAGCATAACTCCACTTGGCAATGGTTGGTATGAGTGTAATTTAGTCGCAACAGGTACTACAACAGGTTTGATAATTGGTGTAGCTCAAAACGAAAATACATCAAGTTATACCGCAGACGGAACAAGCGGAGTCTTTCTTTGGGGCGCTCAATTTGAAGCGGGCGCTTATCCAACATCGTACATACCTACGACATCGGCTTCAGTTACAAGGAATGCTGACGTAATCAGTAGAGGCAACATCTTCACAAATGGGCTGATAACTGCAAGCGGGGGGACTTGGTTTGTGGATTTGAGGAATAATCGAGCTGTAACAAGGGATGCTTTTAGTAATGGAATTCAGCTTTCAGGTTCAACTAATCTATTCCAAATAAGAAATACTAGCGGAGGTAGATTAACTGTATTAAAAGTTATAGGGGGAACTTCAACCACTTTATATGTAACAACAACAGATACTGCTAAAATAGCCATAAAATGGAATGGGGCTACTGCAGATGTTTTTGTAAATGGAGTCAAGCAAGTATCAGCCACTGTATTTACTGAAACTACAATTCAAACACTAGATTGCCTTGCGGCTGACGTACCAAAATACATCAACTCAATGGCGCTCTTCCCAACACCGCTTACTGACACTCAATGCATCGCCTTAACAACGTAACAATGAACATCTACAAACTCACTTACACAAACAAGGAAGCCGCAATAGCTGACCTCGAAAGCAAAGGAATACTAACCGCTGAAGGCTACGGCATCGGAGTACAAGCCGTGGTAGAAATCGGAGTTATTGCAATTGACGAAAACACGAACGCTGACGGCTACCACTACGACGTTATGAGCATAGAGACCTACGACTTTGGCAGTAACCTCGTTACACCTAAAAATCCTAAACATACATTTGCAGGTTATGAAATCTAAATCCTTATTATTCGTGTTTTCACTCTTTGCCGTACTCGCACCTGTAAAGCCTATGGTACTAATGGCAGTTGCTACTATTATTTTGGATATGGGGTTCGGAGTATGGCGCAGCGTAAAGAAAAACGGATGGGCATCTATTCGCTCTCGTAGGCTATCTAACACAATTTCTAAAAGCCTTTTGTATAGCGGAGCAATAGTATTTATATTCCTGCTTGAAAAGTTTATCCTTGCGGATTTATTAGCCTACTTCATTTCGGTAGACCTTCTACTAACAAAAGCATTTACTGCCTTCTGCGTATTCACGGAAGTTAAGAGCATTAACGAAAACTACTTCTCGGTTACTGGTATCAATGTTTGGGAAAAATTTATGCAATTTGTTAAGCGTAGCAAAGAGCAAGTAGAAGAATTAAAATGAAAAGGATCATAATTTTGTCGCTAATATCTACTATACTTGCGACAAGCTGCACGCTGAATTATCACCTGAATAAAGCGATTAAGAAAGGATATAAGCCAGCGGTATACGATACGATCAGAATTAATACAGTGGATTCCTTTCCGGTTATTATTCACGATTCAATAGTATGGGAAAAGTACGTAACTCAAAAAGATACACTGATCCAGATCAGAACCGAATACGTACCAAAACCGCGATATATTGAAAGATTCGATTTAAAGCGTTTTAACGATAGTTTAAAGCATATCCGAACTATCTATGCGGATTCACTACAAAACGCGCTTAGAACGCATAAAACCAAGCTAAAAACGGATTTAAAACATCAAAGAGTAGTTAAGGATAAAACTTTTACCGATTCTATGAAGTTTATGGCCGTTAGTTTATTCCTGTTATTAATGATCCTGATCTTCTTTAAAGTAAGCAAATACCTAAATATCCAAGAATGATAACAACTGCGCAGGCAATAGCAAAATACGGACAACCAAACGAAGCCGGAACGTATCTAATCACTATCAATCTGCCGTACCCAATGCGGATTGCTTGGGACTTAGATACCAAAGTAACGCGGATGAGATGCCACAAGATGGTTGCTGATGCATTTTTAAACGTCTTTAAGGAACTTTTGCAGGTATACGGATATGAACGTATAGTTGAGCTAGGAATAGATCTTTACGGAGGTTGTTTTAATTACAGGAAGATGCGCGGCAAATCGTCTTGGTCTAAGCACGCTTTTGGTATTGCTATTGATCTAGATCCGGCAAGAAATACCTTGAAGGAAACAAGCAAGACTGCGCGTTTTGCTAGACCGGAATACGCTCCTATGATTGAGATATTTTATAAACACGGATTTATTTCGCTAGGCAAGGAAAAAGATTACGATTGGATGCACTTTGAAATTGCAAAATAAATTTGCAGGATAGAAAAAAACGACTACATTTGTAGTGCATAATTGTTTTAGTGTTAAAGAAAGGGTTGCCAGATGAACGCGGTAACCCTTTTTTGTTTGTTATAACATACATAAACGGCAAAATTCCGACTTTCTGCATATTATATTGCACACAAAACCCACTTTAAAGTGTGATTATTTATACCCGATATGTAATAATTTGTCGTAAAAAGGACAAAATCACAATATATTGTACCTTATAGGGTATGTTATGTATAGAAAATCGCAAAATCTATACAGACACGAACCTGTATTCTAATTTCTTGTTAAATATTTTAGCCATTTTATGGAGTATGTTAAGTGTTAATTTTCCTTGCATTTCCCTTACTTCTATTTCGTGAATAGACTGAGCAGAACACCCGTATAATTCACCTAACATAGCCATAGGCATATTTCTATTTAACCTTTCGTTTTTAATTAGTCCTATAATTGGCATCTTTTCGTAAGGTTTAAAACCGTATTCCCACATCAAACAATCGTGACTACTAAAATGATTTAGTATTTCGGCATCATAAACAAACCATTCTCCATTTACTCGTAGTTCTTTGAACTTTTGGTGTAGTTCTTTTTCTAAATTGACGCCGCCTTTTATTAAGCGAATCAATTTTAATTTAATTGGAGTTGATACTTGCAACTGGCTAAGGCGATTATTTATGTCATTAGTGTGTCCAATTTTTAAATATTTGTCTTCGTGTGAGATTAAGTATACCATTTTATCAAGATTTAACCTTATAAAGGTACTTAATTTATTTGATTTATCAGGTTACTTATGTTATAATTAAAGGGTAAAACCTTACTGATCAGAAAAAAAAAGTTAAAAAAAATAAAAAATTTTGTTGAGAAGTATTGTTTATTAAAAAAGTTATATTATATTTGTCCTATAATTAACAACGCAAAAACACAAAACGCTATGGAAAAGCAAATTAAAATCGGAAAAATTACACTTAACGTTGCAATGCCTTATACTAAAGTTGTTCGCTATTGGAAAACTGATTGGAAAGGCACTCACCTTAAAGATCAATCAGTAGACGAAATTAAGCAATCTATTGAGGCAATGAGAAATGAAAGAAACAACTCTTGCTTTTATAATCAAAGCATTTCGTATAAAAATACGCACGTAAACACTACGCGTGTTATGGTGGCACTTGTTGAAGTGTTAGAGACAGGCGCCCAAACTAAACCGGTAACAATTCAATAACTTTAAACGCTATGCAAACATTTAGACTTACAATTTTAGATTACAAACGCGAAACGCTTTTCTTTATGAACATCAACGCAGATGGTTATTTAGAAGCCAGCAAGAAAGCTCGCAGAACTTTAGAAACAACTAGCGATAACCGCGCGTTTACTTTTGAACTTGAACAATTAACATTTTAACTATGAAAACAATTAATTACTACGCAACTTGGTTTAAGGAATTAAACTCAGATGAAAGAGATACGCTAGCAGGCGCAGTCATTGCAGTTTTATTCGTGTTTATCCTGATCTGGCTCCAGAGCACAAATAGCTATCCTGTATTAGATGCTAAAACACGAAACCATCAAACGTACCAAAAGCAAAGTTACGAGCTTAAACCGTCTTTTGATAAATACGTTAACCACGTTTACAACGACAAATTCGGATCAGATGAGCAACGTTAATTTAGACTTAGTTATTCAATTCATTAAAGAAAAAGGATTGGATAAGAAATGCCGGAAGCGAGAAAAGGCGTATGTTAGGCAATACTTAGTTTATAAGTTAAGAAATACAAACCTATACGCTTGGTCGGAACTAGGTAAATTATTTAACAGGGATCACGCTACAATGATATACTCCTATAGGCAGCACGAAGCGCTTAAGAACGATCGCTTTTATCTCAGAACTATTCAAGAAGCAGCAAATATTTTTGACGATGCTACTCTTCAATACGTTCCGGAGCCTAGAGATATCTTTGTAGATATTCAAAAAGCAAACAACCTAGACGGCCTGCGCAGAATTAAGCGATGGATCAAAGAAGGATTATACGAACTACAAACAGAAAAGATATGACGCCGAAAGAAAAAGCATTAGATTTAGTAGAGCAATTTGCATCCGTGTTGATGCACGATGAGTTCTATGAGGATTCTATTATGTGCGCAAGAATTGCAGTTGAATTACTATTGCAAGAATTTTATGTAGATGAGTTTTATACCGAAGTTAAACACGAATTAGAAAAGTTATGACACCTAAAGAAAAAGCAATAGAGCTAGTAAATAAAATGAAATACCCTATGGATGGTGTTTATATAATAAGTCATATTGCTAACGAACTTGCATTGATTGCAGTTGATGAGATATTAAATAATAAAGAATTATTGAACCATTTAGATTTTGAATGGTGGAGTGAAGTAAAACGCGAATTAGAAAAGCTATGACACTACAAGAAAAAGCAAAACAAAGAGCGGAAGAAATATATAGTAAATGCTATATTATTTGCCAAGAATATACAGAGGAAATACAATGCAGTATACAAGCCAAACAATGCGCGCTTGTTGCAGTTGAGACAGTCCAAAACCTATGCTGGGGAAATAACCAAGTAGGGATAGAACATTGGAAACAAGTAAAACACGAAATTGAAAAGCTATGACACCGAAAGAAAAAGCAAAGGAATTGATTGACAAATACCAATTTGTATATATTCAAAACTACACTTCTATGTTTGAAGTTAAACAATGCGCCTTGATCGCAGTGGACGAGATATTGGAGGCTTTACACGGGCATCATTGGCAAAATAGAAATGTTACAGAATATTATATAGAAGTAAAACACGAAATAAATAACCTATGAACCAAGAACAATACTCAGAAGCGGTAAAACGCAATTTAGAAAAGCTAATCGTATTAACTGCCATACTTCCGGTATTAGGCGATTATATCGAAGATTTAAACGACGCTAACGTATTTAAGCATAACATCAAACGCAAGGCCTCAATGTTTCTGGAGGAGATCCAAAAGACGGATAGATTGATTATTAACTATTCTGATCCTAAAGCAATGGAGCAGCAGGTAGATATCCAACGCGCGTTTCGTGTTTGGGTAAAAGAAAATTTCAGCTTTGACAAATTATTAGAAGAATAGTTATTATATTTGTACAGGTGTTGCAGACCTAATTAAAGACATTATTGAAAGCTCATTAAGGAGTAGTGCTGCAACCACGAAACTTGATGGGCTTTTTTATTGCTAAAATGTTGCAGATGGCAAAAGACAAAAAAGGGTTTATATTGTATTCGGATTTAATCCATACGATAAACAAATTAACCGATGAACAGGCAGGAAAGTTATTTAAACACATACTTGAGTATGTTAATGATAATAACCCAGAAAGCGATCAATTTACAGAAGTTGTTTTTGAACCTATAAAACAAACTTTAAAAAGAGATTTACAAAAATACGAGGGCATTTGTAAACGTAATAGCGAAAACGCTCGCAAGCGATGGGATGCCACCGCATCTGACCGCATACCAAATGATGCCAAAAATGCCGATAAAGAAAAAGATAATGATAATGATAATAAAACTATACCTAGTATAGATGAATTTGTCGCTTACGCTCTAGTTAAAGTTCCTGATATAAACAAGGAAGCCGTAAGGATGAAATATTTTAGTTGGATTGAGAATGACTGGAGTACAAACCAAAAAGGAAAACAGCGCAAAATATCAAATTGGAAATCAACGTTAAATAATACTCTTGTATATTTACCTAAAGAACCGGTAAAAGAAGAAGAAGGAATTTACGCTCACTTTAGAAAACAAGGGTTGTTATGATACTGAAACAAGGCGATTCGCTACAATATTTATTAGATGTCCGAGATGGCAAAATAAAGCAGGGTTTAGGCTTAGACTGTTTTTTGGATGAGCATTTAAGATTTAAACCTAAACAACTAAATATAATTCTGGGCCACGATAACGTAGGTAAAACGTATTGGATTAATTGGTACTTTTTAAATTTAGCTCTTAGGCATAATTTAAATTTTTGCATTTGGTCAGGCGAAAACCAAAAAGGTCAAATCCTGCGCGATATGATACAGATGTACAGAGGTAAGCATTTTAGCAAACTAAGCCATTCCCAAATAAGCGGAGACCTTGCATTTTTAGAGCAGTCGTTTACGTTTATAGATAACTCTAAACTTTACAAACCGGATGAAATTTTAGAGCTATTCAAAAAAAGTGGCGCTGATGTAGGTCTGATTGATCCGTTTACAGGACTTGATCGCGAAATGAGTTTTGCAGGTAATTACGAATTTATGAACCGCGCGCGACAATTCGCAAACCAAACAGGAATGACAATTTACATAAACACGCACCCGAATAGCGAAAGCGGAAGAAGCGGCAACCTGTATTCAGAAGGAGAATTTAAAGGACATTTAAAACCACCGCTAAAGGATCACATAGAAGGAGGCAAGGCGTTTCTAAATCGCTGCGATGATATGTTTGTAATACACCGGCTAATTAAACACCCAGAAATGAAATTTAAAACTTGGGTAGGTGTTGAAAAAGTTAAAGACACTGAAACAGGAGGCAAACACACAGCATTAGATGCGCCTGTAATTTGCGATTTTAATTTTGGAATTGGATTCCAGATAAACGGAGTAGATCCGCTTACGGCATACAGACCAAACGAAAAGCAAATGACAATACCGAAAGACGGACAAATAGAAACAACTTCGGAAAAGCTCCGAAGATTATCACAACAAAACCCTTTTTAAGATGGAACTAGATTTAAAAATACTATGGGCAAAAAACGTACTTTGGACAGTGCGCGAAAGAATTAAAAACGTTAGGGAAAAACTCGAAAGGGAAAAGCCGGAAGCGCAGGACTACATTAACGGCGGAAAGGATAGCGAAGCAATGCTACTCAAAACCGAACTTGTTTTAATCGAAATGCAAAACGAAATAATTAGTTTAAACCGCGAACTAAACCAGCTTGCAAAACGTAACGCGCAGCTCAGGGTTGCATATGACGAACTTAAAAACGAACTAAAATTTAAAGAAATTGAACTATGAAACAATTAAGAGTAGGATCCGACTTTAGTGGTGTTGGCGCATTCAACCAAGCATTAATTAGATTAGGAGTAAATTACGAAGAAGCATTTGCTTGCGATATGGATAAATATGCGCGAGATACATTCATTCACAACTATGGTGAGCCTAAATACTACCCAACTAATGTATATGAGCGAGAGATTCCAACCGAGTCACTTGACATCTATATGACTTCACCGCCTTGTCAAGCATTCAGTTTAGCAGGCAAGCGTTTAGGTAAAGACGATAAAAGAGGTATCTTGTTTTTTAACTCACACGAGTTTATTCAGGTAAACAAACCACGATTTTTTATATTTGAGAATGTCAAAGGATTGCTTTCGGATGATGGAGGTAAAACATTCCAAGAGTGGGTGAATATGCTTGGAGGTAAATCAGTTAACGGAGTTCCAGTTTTATTCCCTTATGATGATTCAGCTGCATACCATTTGTATTGGCAAGTTCTGAATGCAAAGAATCACGGAGTTCCTCAGAATCGTGAACGAGTTTTCTTGGTTGGCATCAGAGACGATCAAGACAACAAATTTCAATTCCCACGAGAAGAGCATTTGACCAAGAGATTAAAAGACGTTCTTGAAACTGATGTTGATGATAATTATTTTTTGAGTGATGAAAAAATAAAAACATTGGTGAAATTTGGAAGTTATTACACTTGTGAAGATAGCAAAGGAAATATAAATACACAATGTAATAGATTTGCCGATATAGAAAAATCAGCATTAACAGTTGCTTGTGGTGAGCCTGGTAATGTATTAATCAAATCCGCCACATCCAAAGGATATGAAGAGGCAACCGAAGGTGATTCAATAAATTTTAGTGTACCAAATAGCGAAACACGAAGAGGAAGGGTAGGTAAAGGAGTTGCGCAAACATTAGATACTGCTTGCAACCAAGGCACAATGGATGGATATAAAATCCGAAGACTAACGCCGCGAGAATGCTTTAGATTAATGGACTTCCCTGATACATTTACTTGGAAGGTAAGCGACTCACAAGCATACAAACAAGCAGGAAACTCAATCGTTGTCAATGTACTTTACAAAATCTTAAAACAACTGCCTTTATGAGATGCAAGAACTGCAAAGAGAAGTTTGAGCCTGTGCGCTTTAACCAAAAGTTTTGTTTGAATCCGGAATGCGTTAAAGTTTGGGTATCTCAGGCTAAAGATCAGAGCTGGAAAAAGACGAAGAAGAAAATGCAATCAGATTTAGAAACAACGCAAGACGTTTTAAAAGCTACTCAGATTGTATTTAACAAATACATAAGGCTACGCGATCAGGGAAAGAACTGCATAAGCTGCGATAAACCAGCTAAAAAAGAAAATTGCGGGCACTATTATAGCCAAGGCGGACACTCAAACGTTAGGTTTGATGAAGATAACTGCCATTTACAATGCGAACACTGCAATACTTATTTATCAGGCAACCTACTTAACTATCAAATCGGCATAGAAAAACGAATAGGAGCGGAAAGATTAATTGAATTGCAAGGTCGCGCGCATTTAGAAAAGCGATGGAATAAAGAAGAACTCCGCAAACTGATCGCAGTTTACAAGGAAAAAATAAAAAAAATATAAAATATTTTATTCGGACTTGTTTTATATTAAAAAATAATATTATATTTGTTGAAACATTTAAACAATATGCAAATGAAAACCTTAGTAACTGAAATCGAAAACTTACACACTGGCAAAGTAGAAACAAGCAAATCTTATGTCTTAGGTGTAAACACTAAAGAGCAAGAACAAGAGCACTTGCAAACATTAACAAAGCAAATGTCAAAAATGCACTTAACAACTGACTATAAACTTTCAAGAATATATTTTATTTAATAACCCTAAAAACAAAAATGCAATGAAAAATCTATTTAAACATTTAGCATCCTTCCAACAAGAAGTACCTGTAATTCACAAAGCAACGCAAGGCTTTGGCTATTCTTACGCTGATCTTCCTGCTATCTTTGAAAAAATCAATCCGTTGTTAGCTAAACACGGACTAGGATTCACTCAGTTAATTGAAACTATTGAAGGCGCCAACTACATTAAAACTATCGTATACCACGCTGAAACAGGCGAGAACCTAACAAGCAGCGTTTTGATTCCTTACGTTCAACTCAAGGGTATGAATGATTATCAAGGATTTGGCTCTGGTGTAACTTACTACCGTCGCTACGCATTGAGCGCAGCACTTGGTTTGGTAACAGACAAAGATACAGACGGATCAGGCGAGCAAGTAAAAAGCGAAAAGAAACTACCTGCTATTGATGCTAAGCGCTTTCAAGAGGCCGTTAAGGCAATCGGTACCGGCAACTTTTCCAGAGCCAACCTAGAGAAGCATTTTAGTTTAACTGCTGAGCAGGTTGAAATACTAAACGCGCTATGAAAGTAAGAGCAAGCGCACTAGCAAAGATGATGGCTACTCCTCGATCAAAAGGGGAGCTGCTTTCTCAAACTGCAAAAAGCTACATTAAGGAAGTTGTATTGCAGGATAAGTATGGTATTTACAAAGAGTTTAATTCCAGATACACAGACAAAGGCAACCAAACAGAAGATGAAGCGATACAGTTGGTTTCTGAGGTAATGGATTTAGGATTCGTACTAAAAAACGAAGAAAAGTTTGAGAACGAATATATCAAAGGAACTCCGGACGTAATTACAGAACATCTAATAATTGATACAAAGGTTAGTTGGTCCGCTGCTACGTTTCCTTTCTTTGAGGATGAGCTACCAAATTCCGACTACTATTGGCAGATGCAGGCTTATATGATGTTAACAGGCAAGCGTCAAGCCGTTGTAGCTTACTGCCTGATCAATACGCCTTATTTGATTCTGGAAGATGAGATACGCCGCGAGCATTGGAAGCAAAACGTAATTGGAGAAAGCGATGAGATACGCGCATACGTAGAAGCCCAGCACAATTTTGATCACATACCAAAAGACGAACGCGTAAAGCTATATTTCATAGATTATAATGAGCAGGATATTGAACGCGCTAAAGAAAAAATACAAATAGGATGTGCATTATACAACCAATTAATGAACCAATGAGAAAGAAAGTAAACCGGTATTTTGTAGCTACGATAAATATATACGATGATAATTTCGAATTATTAGAAGAACGCATAAAAGACCTGCTGCAGGAAATGCGAGTACACTACATAATCAATTATAGCAATCAGGATCCGGTTTTAATTCAAGAGGTAACCGAGTTGGTATTTAAAGACGAACTTTCCCAATTTAATTAAGATGAACCAGCAAGTAGAAGATCCGATTGTAATGGCAGTTTTAGCGAAGTACGCAGAACGATCACAACGAGGAATAGAGAAGTATGGTACAATGTTAACGCGAACCGATTTAAACTTCACCGATTGGTTGAATCACTTACAGGAGGAGCTGATGGATGCCACGCTTTACATTGAGAAACTGAAAGCAGATGTCAAGTTTATTGCGCAAAAAACTGGACAAGGATAAGGGGTAAAAATTGCCACATATCTAAACA